AAGCTTCAACTCTAGTAAGAAATAATTTTTTAAGCAGAAATGGCATAAGACCAAGCTTATGTTTATGATCGTAAAATAAATAACGTCCGCCAAACAGATCCTCGTGATAACCAGTATCAATATAGCCTATTCCATCATTAGTTAGAGACTTCATAACATCTTCAATTTTCATACCCACTTTTTTACAATCATCTGCACTAACGATATACGTTTCTGGAGAAATATTAAATGTCATAATTGTTGTAGGATACAGTGATGTATAATCTAAAATCGCCATATCACGATGTACACCTGGTTCCTTTGGATCTAAAACTACTGCTCCAGTATAATTCTGTCTTGGAGCAGTTACTCTAGTTGGGAATATTATTTTGTCGTGGAATGATGATAAGATAAACGAATCTACAACTACAGATTTCATCATGACCAAACTCATATTAACTAAGCCGGCTGTGGTTTGTAATGTATTATACAATTCAAATATTTTTAATTTTTTCTCTATCTCAACCAATATCTCTACATCTCGCACTGCGTATTCTAAAAATCCCTTATAATCATCTAACCAACTTTTCCATGTTGCGGCCTTTAATTTTTCAATATCCGGATCTTTTAGAATAACCTCAGCGGCTGTAGCTAATTTCCAATTTGGTAAATTATATCCTAAATCTTGAAGTGCATCTTGCATATCAATATGATCAAGACCCTTCATATAAATTCTGAAATAGTCACCCTTCTTATACATTTTCAACTCAGTAATTGGCGATATTTTTCTAGAATCCATGCCTAACGCCTTTGATCTATTAATAATATAGGGTAAATCGTATTGTCCAGAATACCAACCAGTTAAAACATCTACATGAGATAATTTAACAAATTCAATAAATGAAAATAACATATCTTCTTCATTTGCAAAAAAGCTATAATTTATGTTATCAGTCGTAACAAGTTTTGGTTCTATAAAGTCTTTAGTTTTTTCTGGATTCCAAGAAAATACAAAATACTCTTGATCAAATGTAGAATAACCAACTATTGCTGTGATTGGCATCCTTGCTTGATCTGGCATATTTCCCTTTGGATCTTCAGCATCATACCACGTTTCAATATCAAAATACATAATATTTCTGTATTCAGACCATTCAATTTTATTATCTAAAATATACTTTTGTTCTGGAAGAACATCCGCTTCGTAAATTCTTTCTGGATAGCTTCTAACAAATTCATTTTTAGCCTTAATAGATCGGTAAATTACCTTAACTACTTCCTCACCATACAAACTTTTATACGATTTGCCATCTTCTACAGTAAAACCATTAATACCACTAACATCTGCTATATGTTTTTTAGAATAATAAAAATAATCATCAAAGATAGCAATCTTTTTTTGTGGTTTATTATCACCATCATAACCAAATAAATGTATTTTCCACTGTCCCCGATTAAAGGAAGAGCAGACTCTAGAAAGTTTAAATACCGGTTGAGCCAAACCCACCATCTCCTCTGCTTGATTGTTCTTCATATAATTTTTCATAGGGTACTTCTTCTACAGAATCATAAAACATTGGAATCAAAATGAACTGCATTATCTTGTCTCCTGGTGATATTGGATGTGACCTATCACCCACATTAATAATATGAATATGCATTTCTCCTTGATAACCTTCATCTACTACCGCAGCTCCTGCTAGTAGCGTCTTTTTTACTGCAACTCCAGATTTGTTGAATGCTATTAATGCATGATTATCTGGAACATTAACATGTATACCACTTGGTATCAAAACACTTTCTCCAGGATTAAGATACTGAATTTTACCATCGTTAAAATCATCCGGTATAAAGAAATCTATACCAGCATCATTTTTATTCGCTCTATGAGGAGTACGAACCTTTCTAACTTTACTTATTTTCATTTGATTTTTCTCCTAATTCAACCGGTTCTTCTGTATCTTTATAACCAAATTCTTCTACATAATTTTCCAGCGCACCCAAATACGCACAAGCATCTAATAAATTATCTTGTCTATACGAATAAGAATGACGACTTAATTTTAATGCAATCATTGCTGCGTAAATATCTGAACCAGTAAACTCTTTACCAGTCATACCAGTTGCAATCATCGCAGCTCTACGCATACCTTCAGAAAACGGACCATACATTCGTTCTTTCTCTTCAGATCTATCATTGATAATTTTTTCTGCTCGTTTTAATATTGATTCCGTTTTAGCCAATTGGACACTCTCCTATTTCAAAATCCAACATTGCAACCGCTAAATTTCTTGTTGCTCGTTGAATTTGTTCTTTTGTTAATTCCTTTCTTGGAAGATAATACTCTCTACCCAAGATATAACTTGAAGTAATTTCACCCTTCAACTTTATCTTTTCCAAATCTTTTTTATACCAGTCTGCTCCATCTTTCATAATCTTTTCTGCCATTTCATAATGACGTTCATAAATGTGCATACTACCTGCATGATGATGATATTCACCTAATTGTAAATCCATTGGATGACCTTGTCTAGCTTGCAGTGAATTAAACATTAACTGATGAAATAACGCAAACGTAAACAAATCATTACAAAAACCAAATATTACATCGTTAGACCGCATATAAACACCCATATCCAATCTACCATTTCGTATAAAGAACTGAATGTACTGAGTGCACGGTATATCTAATGAATTTGCCTTCTTGTGATACGGTTGATTAATGGCAATAGTTGCACGTCTTGAATCTGGATCATTTGTTAATTCATTTATAACCCAATCCCACTGACCAATTGGAAACATATACGAACCATAGTTTGATTCACATTCACCATTCTCATCTTTAATCATATCCCATATTTTTGCCAGCTTACCAATATTATTAGTATTTTTTACTTGTGACAAGTACCAAAGCCACTCAGTAAACGCATAACTTGGATTGAACTTACGACTAGGATAGTTTATTAATATATCAGTAGGATCTTCAATTATTGTACTATAAAAACATAATTCTTTCTGTTCCGTTCCTCTAGAATTTACTGTCATACCCTTTTTTAGTATGTCACTAACAACCCAATAAAATGAATTATTAAGATTCTTATATCTATTTTCCATAACGTCTCCTAAAAATCACCGGGTGCAACCTGACAACAAAGCAATCCTTCACTTCTCCACATATCTACTACCTTTTGTCTGTCATCGTATACGCATAAAACATCATTTTTATCCGATATATGTTTATCTAACATACGCTTCTTTAACACCTCATCTGGAGTATACAACTCCTGTTTAGTATTGGGCCTCATAACCAATTTATGAAATGGTATACGATTACGTGATAACCAAGATCTAGTAGATCTTTCGGTTCTATCAGATCTTCCAGAAAAAATGTAAATAGTGTAACCACTCTCTGCAAATAACTGACAGGTTTCTACAATTGGTCCATTGGGTACATCAAGTGCAACATTCGCTGGATCGTGTAACACATCCCAGTTTATTTTTTTGTAATCAGATTCGGTACTCTTACCACCAGTAGCCAATTGCATTCGTCTATCTATAATTGCAAGAGTTCCGTCTAAATCAAATATAACAATCTTTTTCATATATAGAATATACACCTTTTTTACTATACAAGTACATGCTTTTTTTACTTTTTTTTACTTTAGTGGAGCCGATAGGGATCGAACCTACTACCTCCGCAGTGCAAGTGCGGCGCTCTCCCAAATGAGCTACAGCCCCAATTTCAACTAAAAGTTATAAAACCTCGCAAACATCACCATCGCAAAATCGTTCAACAATGGCTTCATTTCCTTTAACTTTTCTAAAACTTAATTTTTTTAATTTTGATAACATTTTGTTATATGCTTTTTCATTAATTTTTTCATAAGGCATTTGCTTATATGCCCCAATATCTAACCTTGGAAGCATGCTTATACCCTTTAAATGATATTGAAAATAATTTAAAACGTTTGGTAATTGATTTCCTTCTGTTTTTGGATCAAACGTTACAGTACAACTTACTTGGTTATCTGCCCAATGTCGTTGTAAAAATGCGGCTAAACTGAATTGTTCCCATACTGTTAATTCTGGAGCAGTTCTTATACCAGCTCCACAATCTATAGGTACTTCAACAACAACGGTTGTTCCTTCAGCTCCAAAAGCCGGTTCAATATTATAATTTGCTTTTTTCAATGGTTCTAATAAATCCGAATTTTTAGCCAACCGTATCCTTCTAATATAAACACGACTCTCAGGATAGTGTAATCCTGGAGTCGCTCCTGCTAATAATGAAACTGTACCTGAAGGTTTTACTGAAGTAGTTTTTATTGATTTTGGAACTGCGAACCAATCACTATATTGTGTATCCCACTCCTGTATTGTATCGTATCCTTTACATAGCCACCGCTTTAATGTATCTAATCCGCTGTTAGTAATAAATTGTGCAACACCACTTACTGAACATCCGATTCGTCTATTTCTTAACATAACTCTATTGGTTTCTGGCCAATGTGTCTTACCAAGTGTTACTGTTTTAGCATATAAATACGCGTATTTTAATGTTCTCTTAAAATCATCTAATGACTCATGATTATTTGGAAAAGTTTCTACAAGACAACATAACTCGTACGATTCCAACGTTTGTTCTAAACATGGATTTCCTCCGGATGCTCTATGATCTTTATTATCTCCACCGTTATCTCTCATACGAGAATACTTTTTCATATTTTTTAACCATGCAAATCCAGGTTCTCCATTTTTTACAATACGAGCACACGTTTCCTCATAATTCATACCTAATTCTGCATATACTGAATTATTTGAAGTCCAACCATAAGTTTCTCTATGCGGATTTACTTCATAATTTTTTAAATCTAAATATTCTTCTGAGTTCGGGTCACCAAAAACAATCTCAGCAGTTCTACGAACATTGCCCGCTACTACGCATTTACCAATGAGATTCATTACGTCTACGATTGTTGTAACTGAAATTGGTTCACCCAATTGTAAATCTAAAACCTTTCTAACTGCTTCATGTAATTCTATAAGCGGTTCAGGACCACTTGAAACTCCACCAAAACCCTTTATTGGTTCACCTTCTGATCTAACTTTTGAATAATCAAATTCCATAGGAGCAGTCGCATGAAAGTAACTCTCCATTAATAATCTTAACGATTCAACCCAGCCCTCTCTAGTATCTGGTATTATATATTCATCATCGGTCCTATCTTTATTTGGACCTTTAATTAAAATTTGATCTGCACCCTTTGTATCAAAACCAACTCCTACACCCAACATACTTGCATCCATTAAAAAGGTAAATGGTTTTGCATTATCATCCTTTATAGTAGAAGTTGAAACAAATGCACAGTTATTTAATGCAGCGTATAGGCCTCTTTCAGATGTAATAGAAGTACCCATTGCCCACAATCCACGACCAGGAGGTAAAAACTTCATATTGAACATTCGGTCATACATTTCTTGGGCTGATCTTTGCGCTTGCCATGGATTCCATCCAAGTTGATAATTATCAATATGATTTTTTTGCATGGTATATGTGCCTTCTACAACTCTTCGGACAGTTTCCCACCACATTTCATTTTTACCATCTTTTTTTATTCTAGAATACGTTCTCATATAAACTAATTCCCCAAGACCATTAAACCCAAATGGTGGTTTTTTTAACTTATATTTCTTTATAAATCCTTCTGATAAAACAAATGGCTCGGCCATTATAACTCCTATATATTAATCCGCATCTTGAGATTCAAAATCATCGTAGCGTTTTTTAAGCAATTTTCTAACATATTCATTTCCATTATTCATCTTATTTTGGACGGTAATTCCGGAGGAAGTTCCTGCTTCATAAACCTCTATTTGACCGATGGCTGTATTCATGGTAGTGGGGAATGTTAATCCATCTGGTCCGAACCTATTCTTAATTATGTGTATACGTCCAGTATTGGCAACCTTATCTTCAATTTTTCTAGATAAACTCATTACAAAGTCAGCTGTCATAATCTTATTGTACGATTCTGCAATTTTTTCTGCACCAATGATAGATTCTTCCAAACTTGACCTATTTGATTGAGATGCCGTCCATACTGGAATTCCAAACTCGCCACTTAGTCCACGCAATTCTTCATATATGTTACCCAATTGATGCCGTAACTCTCCAAATCCGGATGTATCGCTTAACAAATCAGCATAATCTAGCAAAATTAAATCTGGAGAATGACCCATTAATTCAACTGTTTTTAAATGTGTATAAATAGTTTGTACAGTAGCTGCTTTCGATGGGTAATATTTAATTAATAGTTCACCCTTACATTGGTCTTCTATCATTTTCTTTACTTTATCTCGCTTATCTGGTATCATAGAAGTTTCAATCTTAGAAAATATAGCACCATATCTCAATCCAACATAAGCTTGATTTAATTCTAAAGTATAATGCATTACATTCATTCCAGCTCTTAAAGCATTGGCGCCTAAAGCCTGTAAAACCCAACTCTTACCAATACCAGATGGAGCAACAACAATTCCAAGTTCTCCAGCTGCCAATCCACCATCGAGTATATCATCTATTGCCATAAAACCAGTACTAACTGTTTCTCTAGCAACTTGATCCATAATTGTATCAAAATCTTTAACATATTCTAAACCGATATCTCTTCTGGTACCAGCTCTCATAGCATTGTCTATAATTCTTTTAATGTTATCATATTCTCCCCGTTGAAGGAGATCTACAGACTGTACAATTGCACTCTTTAATGCTTGATTTTTGCAGAATTGTATAGTTTCATTTTGAATGAAATCTAAATCAGTAGCTTCAACATATTTCATCACCTCACGTAATTCATCAATAATTGATTCTTTTAATATTTCATTTGTTATTTCATTAATCTTTACCTTTAAAGAATCTAATGTTGGTAAAACCTTATACTCATAAAAATATGCCTTTATTTCTCTAACTAACCATTGCTTACTTTCTGTATCTAATTGTTCAGGCTGAATTAAATCATATATTGTTTGAATAAATTCTTCCTTAATTAAAAGACTAGTAACAATCTTAGTTTGAAAACTACTTCCGTATTTTGTTAATGAATCACTTATTGGAGGAGTCATTTTCTATAACCATGTCTAATCTGTTAAACGTATTTTGCAACCATACATCAGGATTTCTAATAGCTTGATTTATTTTATCTTCTAAAAACAACCCATGAATCTTGTATTTTATCAATCTATGAGGGAGTAAATTAACCGTATTCAGTATTTTTAATTTGGCACCACCAGAAATATTCACATCATGCAATTGCATCAATAAATAATTTCTACGTAGTAAATCTTCATAACTATCAAAACCTGACCTTTGTATATATTCTTCTATATTACTTATCTTCTCACTTTTCAAAAATGGATTTTTTTTCAAAATAGTTTTAAGAGCAAATCCCCTAATTCCTGGTATATTGTCTGACTTATCACCGTCTACTATTCTGTAATAATTC